TCCGGATGTCGACCTTCGCGACCCGGAGAGTCTGCGTGCGGGGATTGTCGCGGCGCGCGGCGATGCGGATTGGCTCGATGTCGACTGGATCATTTCGACGATCTATAAGGGCACGTATCCGCCTTGGCAGTCGCAGAGAATGTTTCTCAACTGGCTGACATCGCCCGATGACTCTCTGATTACGGCCCCTGAATGGGATGCGCTTGCGGGCGAAGGCGAATTGCGCCCGGGCGACGCGGTTGTCCTCGGGTTCGACGGCGGTCGCCGCGACGACGCGACAGCGCTCATTGCGATCCGTATTTCGGACCGCTTGGTGCAGCCGCTCGGTATCTGGGAGGCTCCATCCGGCCCTGCGGGGGAGGATTGGGAGGTCGACCGCACGGAAGTCGACGGCGTAGTGCGTCATGCTATGGCGGCATACGACGTGCAAGCGTTTTTTGCGGACGTGGCGCTCTGGGAAGCTTACATTGACGCATGGTCGGAGGAAATCCGGGAAACGGTGCTGGTCAAGGCGTCTACGCGCTCAGCTGTCGGTCGCGATATGCGCGGCGGGCTGGCGGAGTTGACGCAAGCTAACGAACATCTTGCCGCCGCGATTTCACACGGCCGCATTTCGCACGCGGGCACGTCAACGCCTTTGGGTGTGGCGCTGCGCAGGCACACGCTGAATGCGCGTCGCCGCCCGAATCAGTGGGGCATTTCGTTCGGCAAGGATTCGCGTCATAGCAAATCCAAGGTCGACGCTTATGCTGCGATGATGCTCGCGTATCTCGCGCTGTGGAAACTTACTGAATCCGGTAAAACACGTACTCAACGCACGGGCGTCGTCTGGTAAGGAGTCCGACATATGGCCCTGTCACAATCCGATGCGCAGGGCCTGGTACGAGACGGCCTTTTGCCTGAACTGGAGTCGCGCAAGCCGCGGCTTGACATGATTGACCGCTGGTCTCGCTGGGAGCACGATAGGCCGCACATGCCAGCGCACGCGACCCCGGAATACACCCAGCTCACGAACCACGCGTTCACACCATGGCTCGGTCTCGTCACGTCGTCTATCGCGCAAACCCTGTATGTCGACGGCTACCGCCGCGAGAACGACACGGAGAATATGGCCGCGTGGCGGTGGTGGCAACAGAACCACATGGACACGAAGCAACACGGTATTCACCGTGCCGCGCTGAATTACGGTTATTCGTTCGGGGTCGGGATGCCGGGCATTGACCCGGATGGGAATTCGGTGCCCGTTCTCCGCGGCGTTTCGCCGCGTCGCATGGTGTGCGAGTGGGAGGACGAGGCCGCGGACGAATGGCCTTTGCACGCGTTGGAAACGATGCCTGTGAAGCGCGGCGGCGTGGAAATGTGGCGCGTGTGGCTGTACGACGACGAGTTCCGCCACGAGATGTACATTGACCAGTCCGAGGGTTTCCGCGTCGAATACATCGGCGTGGTGCGGCACGGGCTGGGGCTGTGTCCGGTGGTCCGGTACACGAACATGCTCGACCTGGAGGGGCGTTCTCCGGGCGAGGTCGAGCCGAATATCCCGATTGCCGCGCGCATTAACCAGACCAGTTTTGACCGGCTGGTTGTGCAGCGTTTCGCGAGCTGGATCGTCCGCACGATTGCGGGCATGGCGCAGCCTTCCACCGAGGAGGCCGCGAACCTCAAGAAGCTGCAATTGAAGGTCGAAGATCTGCTTGTCGCAGAAGACCCGGACACGAAATTCGGCAGTCTTCCCGCGACTCCGCTCGAGCCGTTTATTAAGGCCAAGGATTCGGATATCCGCGACCTTGCCGCGGTGACGCAGACTCCGCCGCACTATTTGCTGGGGCAGATGGCCAACCTTTCCGCGGAAGCGCTGACTGCCGCGGAGACGGGCCGCAATCTGAAGGCGGGCGAGCGGAAGTCGAGCTTCGGCGAGTCGCACGAGTCGCTCCTACGCCTTTCCGCGCGTATCGCGGGCGACGATGCGGGTTGGCGCGATATGAGCGGGCAGGTCCAGTGGCGCGATGTCGAGTCGCGGTCGCTGGCGCAGTCGGCGGATGCGCTGGGCAAGCTGGCTCAGCAATTGTCGGTGCCTGTCGAATTGCTCTGGGAGAAGATCCCGGGGTGGAATCAGACCGATGTCGAGCGCGCGAAAACCATGGTGGAAAACGGCGATGGTATCCAGGCGCTGCTTGACGCTATGAGTCAGGCTCAGGCGTCCGTGAGTGCTCCCGGGCCTGACGAGAGCGCGGAGGCGTTGTGACTACCGCGGCGGGTGCGGAGCTGACTAGGCAGCACCAGGCCGCACAGGTGCGCAATGCGGCCGCTGCCGCGGCGGCGTCGCGTGCGGCGTGGGCGCTGCTCGATGTGGACGCGCTCGACGACACTGCGCAGTGGCTCGCACTGCAATTGCAGGTTATGGGCTATTTCCATGGCCTGTCTGCGCAGCTCGCGAGCGGTTATCTACAGGCATTCAAGCGCGCTGAGACGGGCGGGAGCCTGACGGTGGTCCGCGGCGAGCGTCCGCCTGATGAGCAGGTGATGACGTCGCTCGCGGTCACCGGTCCGGCGACCGTGAAACGCCATATCGGCCGCGGGATGCCGCCGAGTGCGGCGATGCGCCGCGGCTTCCGCAGGATGACGGGCGCTCTCGCGCGCCATGTGCAGTCGGGCGGTCGCCAGACTATCGAGCGCACGACCGAGTCCGACCCTGACGCCCTGGGGTGGCGTCGGGTGACGGACGGGGATCCGTGCGCGTTTTGCGCGCTTGTCGCGTCCCGCGGTCCCGTGTATGGATCCCGCGCTGATGCGGGGGATTTCCCGGGCCGCCAATATCACGACGCGTGTGGCTGTACCGCGGAGCCGAGTTATGGCGATTGGGAGCCTGACGAGGCGACGCTGCGCTATGAGCGCATTTACAACGAGAGCGCGGTGTCGGGACATTACCGTGCCACGCTCGCGAATATGCGGAAGCGGATGAACACCAATTGATCCCCGCGGAGGGAAGCATTTTGTCTGACATTGACGAGAACACGCAGGAATCGCAGGAGACCGAGCCTCAGGACACGGACGCATCCGCAGGTACCTCGGATGCGCACGACGCGGCGAACACCGAGGACAGCGGCCAGGAGCCGTTTGACGCGGAGCGCGCGAAGGCCAAGATTTCCAAGGCCAACAACGAGGCGAAAAACCTCCGCGAGCGTCTGCGACAGGCAGAATCCGAGCTGACCGCCCTGAAAGGCGACGAAAGCCCGGAAAAGCAGCAGGATGAGCAGCCGAGTGAGCCGGAGAGCCAGCCCGGACCGGGCGTTGATGAACGCGTGGCAGCGGCTGAATCCCGTGCGATGCGCCTTGAGGTTGCGATGGAAACCGGCCTGACTGCAAAACAGGCCGAACGGCTGGTTGGCAATTCGCGGGAGGAACTTCTTTCCGACGCTAACGAACTCCTGGAGAGTTTCGGCAGCGGCCCGCGGACGCGCACACACAGCCCTTCCGAGCGTACTGCTGTTTCGCGGCAAGGTGCCGATCTGCCTGAAGAAACCGATCCTATGAAACTGGCCGCGAAAATTCGTCGCGGATAGTGTGAAAGGACCATTGCTCTAATGAGCGATTTCATCAAGGCCGAAAAGGTCGTCAAGCTTTCTCTGGGTCTGCTGACCCGCGAGACCGTCATGGCGCGTCTGGTGTGGCGCAATGCCGCGGGCGATTTCCGCGGCGCTAAGGGCGACACCATTACGGTGCGCCTGCCCAGCTACGCTGTCGCCAATTCTCGGGGGCTGCGTTCGGGCGATTCTCGCACCAAGTCCGAGCTGCACGAGCGCGCAGTCGCTGTGACGCTGACCGAGAACATCTACCACGACATGGGCATCTCCGACGAGGAGCTGACCCTTGACATCGAGTCTTTCGGTGAGCAGGTCGCTTCGCCTGTCATGGGCGGGATGGCGCGTGCGCTTGAGGACCACATTCTGACCACGGTCACCGGTGCGACGTACGCTAATACCCTGACGCTGAATGAGTCGGACCCGTATCAGACGCTGCTCCAGGCTCGCAGCACGCTGAACCTGATGCGCGTGCCGATGGAGGGCCGCGCGGTCGCTATCGGCAGCGACGTGGAAATGGCGCTTCTGGCGTCTGACCGGCTGTCGAACGTGAACACCTCTGGCAGCGATGACGCTCTGCGTGACGCCACTGTCGGCCGTGTCGCCGGTTTCACGCTGGTGAGCGTTCCCGGTCTGCCTCCGGGCGAGGCTTACGCTTTCCACCGGTCCGCGTATGTGCTTTCTCAGCGCGCACCGATTGTCCCGGCGGGTGCGCCGTGGGGTGCCCTGTCGACGCACGACAGTTTCGCCATCCGCGCTGTGCGCGTTTTCGACCCGAATGAGGTTGAGGACCGCTACGTGACGGACGCGTTCGTCGGCTCGAATGTCGTCACTGACAATGGTTCGGTCGACGCTGAGGACGGTACTTTCACGCCTTCCTCGGACCCCGCGGACGGCAGCGACCTGTT